CGCACGACCAAACGTAAAGGCGACAAGGTAATCACCAGCAGCTACAAAAAGGCGGAGGTTGTGAAATGAAAAGCGCCATCATGATACGCAAGACATCTCCCATCTCGGTAGCCAAGCTGCCTAATAAGTGGGACAGCGAAGAATACTACAAGAGGCTGATGCTCGCGAGCGCAAAGGCTGAATGCCAAGCTATCATGGACACAGGCAAGACATATGGCCCAATGACCGAAGCGCAGCAAATTGCGTCTATCGAATGGGCTTATGACGTAAAAGTATCAAGACTTTGAGGGAGAGAGATATGCAGACGATTTATGACATTGTAGCCGCGCTGGTCGCCGTAGCTGTTCTTGTGTTCGTATCAGCCTTCTCAGTGATGGCCGCTATCGAACTGGCTCGGAAGTTATTCTCATGACTGACACACCACCAGACTGGGTTCTGATCGAAGCTGCGAAGCGGATTGGCTGGGGCTGCGGTGTTTTGCTTGGAGCAAACACCTATTCCAACTTAGATACAAAAGGCCGAATTTTCCGCGCCCTCTGCGACATGATCCAGAAATACGAGCAGCCACCCGTGGATCGGAAGCTGTTGTGTGCGCGTGAGGCTATTAGGCGCATGGATTACAACATGGAGAAAGTGGACGTTATTGCCATCCGCGCCATCGAACTTTGGGAAGAGGGGTTTGGGAAATGACTGACGCTTTCAGGATTATCCGCGATGCCTTTTGCGCAGCCTGCCTATGTCACTCGCTCACGTGGTTTGTAACATGGGATATTTCTTACTTTTGGGAATGGACTTCTATTGAGCGGTTGTTGCTTTTGGTGACATCACTTGGCCTCACGCTAATTCAATTTCTTGGGAGGCGTTTGAATGACTGACGACGACAAAGGCGCGGCGCGCTTGAGGAAAGCCTTAAACCTAATCTCAGACCTTCAGGAGCCTCCGACAGATGGTGTCCAAGCCATTGCCATTTATCTTAAAGCGCAACTTGCGGCTTTCTCCGACACGATGGAAGTGGACAGTGGCTTTGGCTTTGGTGAAGCTTGTCTGGACTTTTGGATGGACGGGAAAGCTATTCGCGTAGTTGTGACTAATGTTCCTGAATTGGATCGGGAGGCGGCCAATGACTGACGACGACAAGGCGCTGGTGGAGCGGCTGGATAACTTTTTTCTAACCGATCAAACTCCTTTCAGATGCGATGCTGAACGTGCTGCCCGTCTAATCGAAGCGCAAGCAGCAGAGATTGATCGGCTGCGTGAGGCGGGAAAGAAACTTCACGACCACGCCACTCACGATGATGATTGCCGAATTGTAACGCATGGGTCATTTTATCCTACAGCATGCACTTGTGGCTATAGTGATGCGTGGAAAGCGTGGCGCGTAGCACTGGGAGAGGGAAATGACTGACCCAATTGTTCTCCGAGTAGATAATGATTTAGCTGACCAAATCGTAACTGCATGGCTAAAGCAGCATATGGAATGGATGCTAGACGCATACGATAATGCACATTGCGAAGAGGATAAAATTGAGGCTTGTGCTGACTTCCTATCAATGCACCGCATCCATCAATATGTCAGCGGAGAGTTAGATGACGGACAGAGAGAAAAAGTATCTGAGTTACAGAAAGGCGCTATTGCCAGAGCAAATCGAAAGAGCGAGGCGTAGGTATATCGGATTAGTCCGAGAGGCACGCAGGCTGGAGATGAACTGGGTATTAACGAACAGGGAACTCTACGGAGAGCTTGAGGAGTTGTAAGGCGTAAACAAACGAAGGAGAAAGATATGAAGAAGGTTCTTATTGCAATCGCGTTGGCATCAATGGCCGCACCGGCAGCAGCGCAAGGATTTACATATTACCTTGTCGAGCAGTGGGTGCAGAACGGAAATCGCTTCTGTCGCTACAGCAATGGCGCGGTTATCGCTGCTGGCTACTCGATCTGTCCACTTTCAATCCGTGGCCTATAACAAGCTATTTAGGAGGGGTAATTTATCATGATTGAATTAGCTTACATTCTTGGAGGCTTCGCAGGAGGCTTCGTTGTTGGATATATCGTTTGTGCTATAATCCTTGGAGAACGGATTGAGGTGCTTCAGGATGAAATGCGAACCTACACAGACCGAGACGAGCTTGGCCGCTTCAAAGGCTCAATGCGAAAACTCAAATACGATTAAGCACCATATCAACTGCGCCGTAACACGCTGGGGAGATATACGTTCTTGGTGTGATTGCGGTGCAGTGTTGACAAATCACCATGCAAGGGCGAAATAGCGTGCATGGAAGACACCATTAAAAAATTGGAAAGTAATGGGAAGTTTGTCGAGGGCCATCCCGGTGGTCCCGGCAGACCTAAAGGCGTTCCTAACAAAACCACGCGTCTTGCTAAGGCTGTGATCGCTGAAGCAGCAGATCGCCTTGGCGGCCCTGACCGATTGGTAGAGTGGGCGAAAGAAAACGCAGGAAACGAACGTGTCTTCTGGGGGACAATCTATCCGAAGCTGCTCCCTCTGCAGGTAAACGCTGAGATTGAAGGGAACATAGCCGTTCGCGGCGCTCTGGTATGGAAGACACCGAGCTAAAAAACATTGAAAGCCCGTATGAGCCGCGCAAGCAGTTCATGCCGCTTCATCTGCGTGAGAGGCGCTGGGCAATCGTTGTTGCTCACCGACGCGCCGGGAAAACTGTAGCCTGCGTTAACGACCTAATTAAAGAGGCCGCGTGCTGCATCAAGCCAAACCCACGCTTTGCTTACATCGCGCCACAGCTAAACCAAGCCAAAGACATCGCTTGGCAGTATCTCCTCGAATACACCGAATGCTTTGGGGCTGAACGCAAGGTTAACGCCTCAGAACTTTGGATTGAGTTGCCGAACAATGGCGCTCGCATCCGCATCTATGGCGCTGACAACCCGGATCGCCTGCGTGGTATCTATCTTGACGGCTGCGTGCTGGACGAGTTTGGTGATATGAACCCGACAGTCTGGACACAGGTTATCCGACCAGCTCTTTCAGACCGCAAAGGCTGGGCCATCTTCATTGGCACGCCAAAGGGCAAGAACGTATTCTACGACCTATGGCAGAACGCTGAGACTGATGAAGATTGGTCGCGTCTCATGCTTAAGGCGACAGAGACTAAGCTGTTAGACGACAAGGAACTTAACGACGCTCGTCGCATGATGAGCGAGGAAGAGTTTGCGCAGGAATACGAATGCAGCTTTGAAGCAGCCATTAGAGGGGCTTATTATGGACGAGAACTCAGCGAAGCAGATGACGCAGGACGAATTACAAACGTTCCTTATGACCCAGCTCTCCCAGTCCATACCGCATGGGACCTTGGTATGTCCGATAGCACAGTTGTCTGGTTTATACAGGCTCACGGCGGGGAGACACGATGGATTGACTGCCTCAAAGGCGAAGGGGTTGGTCTCGACTGGTATGTAAAGCAGCTACAAGACAAGCCTTACATCTGGGGGAACCATTATCTTCCGCATGACGTTCGCGTTCGTGAGCTTGGCACTGGCAAGAGCCGCCTAGAGATTTTGCAGGAGCTTGGCCTACGCAACATTGAGATTGCGCCACGCATGGACATCATGGACGGCATTCAGGCTCTACGCCTACTTCTGCCTCGCTCTTGGTTCGATAAGACCAACTGCAAGACCGGCATTGAGGCCCTGAGAATGTATCGGCGCATATACGACGACAAGCGCCAAGAGTTTCAATCTCACCCATATCACGATTGGACATCCCACTACGCAGACGCGGCAAGATACTTTGCCATAGCGCATCGCGAGCAAATGGGTTATACAGC